CGCATTGTTCCGATGGTTATTGGCATCTGCAGTAGTGAGTACTCTAGACGGGTCTTTCGTCCCGATACTATCCAGCGCAACAATCGTGCAGCACTCACTTGCACCCACCAAGACATCTGACCCACCATCTAATGCTTTGTAAAGGATAATATCAAACGAAGCAACTCCACCAGTATTAAAAGAATGATAAAATTCAATTCTTATCTTTCTTGGGACACCCGCAGTAAGATTAACTGAGCTTGAAGCAAATCTTGTAGAAGTTGTAGTGATATTCCAACGATTAAGAATTACAACATCATCCAAATATACTCTAACTCCACCGTATGCTATTCTAATTACGATTTGTTGTAAACCAGAATCTGTTGGTATATAATAGCCATCAAATACACCATTAAAATATTCGGAATAAACAGTCCCATCAGTTCCAGTAAAAGTGTAATTATCTAAATTTAGAGCATATGTACTAGATGTTGATATTGATTTAGAAAGCACCGTAATAGTAGGGGATGTGAAACTCTTTTCTCCGAGAGCTTTGTCCAATGGGGATAATTCTTTATCAATAGCATCTGCTAAAATATCCTTAACAGAAACATCTTTTTTGTTTGCTGGCATCCCCCAAAATCGTGCCCTCAACCCCGAGGCTGGAATGATATTATTACCACTCCTATCAACGGTATCTTCATTGAAGGAATACAATGCAACAGCCCCTCTTTCACGAGCCCCATGCTTATAGCTTTGTAACTTTTTAATATCTGCTTTTGGGAAGTTCGCTCTTAATAAAAGATTTTGAACGGCATCATCCGCATAAACATTCTGTAAAAAGAAACCATAATTAATGGTTCTTTCAGACAAGAACTTTGTCCAGTCTTGCAAGTTAGCACTCACTGTCATATCTGTACCTATTGACCATTCATCAACATAGAATGTCCCATTTTTTACATATTCATAAATATCAAAACGGACAATACTCCCAGCACTATGGGCTTTAGGAATAGTTCCGCCATACCCTCGCTGTGACACTGTTACCACCCCAGAACTATTCACTGAAGAGCAAAGAATTGTTTCCTCGGACTGTGTTCCATAATTAATTACAACAACAAACTCATCCCCAGCACCGCCAGCAGGGATATTGGACTTATCCAAAACAGTAAATGACATAGCCGTGTTTGAAATATTGCTAACAAGCTGAGTCTGTAAAAATGATGCATTGATATTATCACTACTTGGCTTCTTAATTCTCCAACCAGTATATACCTCAACTTCTAAATCCTTTACCATATATTTACCATAAAGAGATGAAGTATTAAAAAGATTAAAAACTTTCGTTGTGTTATCTAATGTTAAATCAACAACAGCAGTTTCTGACCCACCGATTGGTAAACTGGTAGAATGGACATCACGAGTTCTATTTACTGAGTACGAAATAATATAGTCACTGATGTCAATTTCATACATTGGAACTATTTCTTGAATTCTTGCATAATCTTCTGGGTATACTGTTGAATGGATTGTTACTTTAATTTTTGAAATATCCTGGGTAGACAATGCGCTTGATAGAACATGGTCCGTATAGTAACTACCATTCGGTATTACACCCAATTCACTAAATACTAAATTTAATGAACCGTCAAAAGCTTCAACAGTATATGTTGATACTTGACCATTAAACTCAGATGTTACAACTCTAATTTTATTTACTTTTCTTGTTGTAAAGGTTGCTTGAAGATATGGGTCAGTAGCAAACCCATATCCACTATATGTAGCATGAGTATTAGCACTACTTACACTATTTGACCACCAACCAAATTCAAGGCTGCTTCCAATTTGTGTGTTAGACAAATCGTTAGTAGTAAGCGATGGCATTGCATACCAACTACCATCTGCCTTAATCACATCGCCATTTATATCTTTAGCACCAGCAACTCCCCAAGTGAATGACTGTCTTTTAATTCCGTTAAAAGCTTCCGAGACTGGGAAGAAGAAGCCCCGAGATGGGTAGGCTGTATTTGCGGGAGCATCATTTGTTGTGACAACTAGGTTATCAAGATGTCGGCTATCCAACCACTTAATAATAACTTTTGGCTTTATTTTCTGTGCTGGTGCAGCAATAGCTGAATTAAACGAATTAGAGAACTCCTTTCCATATAATCCAGATGTTAACATTTAAACCTCTTCTAGCGTCATTGCGCAACCAAAATAGTATACACCACTAACCAAATCTCTTCTAATCAAATCTTCATTAAAATTAGTAATAAAGACATTAATTGTTTCTTCCGTATATGGAGTTAAACCACTTTCATCTTGACGAACAATTGTTAAAGTATGGATATCTGAATCCATTGCCTTATCTTTCAAGTAATTCCTAGACTCCCTGCGATCAACAGTTTCTTCGCTTTTATTAGGGATAAAACTCCATCTTGCATTAAAGGTTCTCTTAGACCCACCAAATTGAGCGGCGTTCTTATAATATCTAGATGAGTCACCAGCCCAATTTACATTTTCTATAAACACTGGGGCTGCAGAAATATCAAATGTTCTTGACTGGTTCGTCAAAGGAGCGCCATCAAGTAAAAGCAAGGCTCGTATCAATGTAGAGTCGGCTGTAATGTTCGGACTAAACCTAATCATTTCTGCTGTTGTACTACTATTAAAATTGTTAATATTTATTTTAATAGTCGCAAGGAATATGTCCACATTAACAGTGCTAGCATTTGGGATTGTTCTAACATTACCCAATACTGATATTAATGAACCAATCATTTTTATTCTGAGAGCACTAGTCGTTACAGATGAGGTTGGGGTGATCGCTGAAGAAACCAAGACAATCCCAGTCGTTGTAGCAGAAGCGTTAGCTGACCCAGAAAGTTGAGCGCTACAGAATGCTGTTTTACTAGTGCTTGAAGTTAGTGAAGATGTACACGCTATTGAAGATGCGGCATATGCTACCTTCTGAATGGAAGTTGATACACTCACTGACCCAGAAAGGGTAGTGGCTGAGCCTTCTCTTATCGTTGTAGCTACAACAACATCTGCCGCTAGTATATCGGTAACACTAACCTCAGCAAAAATTATTTTTCTAGCAACAATTGATACATCTGCACTAGCAGATAAACTTGCTGAAATGGGCATTACTTTTGTTGCATTAACTACAATGCTAGCATTACCAGACAGTGATAAAAGTATGCTATCGTCAGCATTATAAAAATCTATGCCATTATTAAGAGGATCGCTAAAGCTGTAGAAATTGCCTGCCATGTCTACTTCTCTTTAAGAGTAATCTCAACATTGTAATAAGCACATTGGTTGGGAATATCTCTTCTAATTAATGTTTCTGAATATGATTCTACATAAACAACTGTATTATAGAACGGGTCATCAGGGTCCAATTTAATTGATAGCGTAGCTGATGATGGAGCTCTAGCGAGATCGTAAAGATAATTCCTGCTCTTGCGACCATCAATAGTTTCTGATGGTTTATCTGGGAGATAAGTAAAAGAGAGAGTATAATTATTCTTTGCATTCTTGATAAATCTTTTTCTATTCCCGTTTAAAAGTTCAGCATTCGCAGCCGATGTGGACATACCCCCAGTAAATAAACGGTTATGCTCAGTAATCTCTTCCCCATTAAGGACAACAAGATGGGTGATGTTTGGTTGCTGTACAGCCATTAGTTAATACCATTATAGCTTGTAAATGTTCTGGACTCATTGCCAGCAGCTTTATTCATTTTTGGAAGAACATTAACATTGTAACTCTTCATCATTGACTTAAACCATTCCTCTTCCCCGACAAATGTTTCAACATTAATATTTACAGTGGATACGCTAGTTGCGCCACCACCAGAATAAGATGGTGATCCAGAAGGTGCGCTAAACCTTGATTGGTTAATATTCTGCATTGTTCTTGCGCCCATGTTCTTCATAGCGCTAGCGCTGATTCCATAATCTCCGCCCTGTAGCGCTGCAGAGAACGACATTGAAGGTGCGCTAGGGACATAACCGCCCTTGGCAAACTTTGGCATAAGATTATTATTAAGCTTTTCTAATGCACCAATGCCTAATCTTGAAACTGCTTTTGCATTAATAATATATTCCCCACCATGAAGTAATGCGGGGACACCTTGCTGTGTAGGGGCATTTATATATCCACTCGGGATCATTCCACCCTTAGCTCTTGTAACAACAGCATTACCTATATTTGATCCTGGTCTACCAACACCAGTAATATATTGCTGGTATGTCAACGGGGCTTGTTTTCTCGCAGCTCTGGCTATATTATTATTCTCAAATGCATCAGCTCTGCCGCCCTGCGTGGTAGGAGTAGTAGGCGTTGTAGGTGGGGCATCAACACCGCCAGCATTACTCTGGGCATCCGCTGCCTGCTCTGCTGCAACTTTAAGACCTACCCACTTCAAAGTTGTTTCAGTTAACTTGTCTTTTAATTCGTCAAATAATGCTTTATTTATTTTAACATTACTTCTTAAACTGTCCGTAATAGCTGTATTGCCATCAATAATAGCTTGATCATAAACTTTCTTAAAGTCAGTAACAAATGTTGTTGATGCTGCTGCAAATGGAGTTAGGAACTCTTCGTTAACAATTCGCAAAATTTCTGTTTTAGCAGCAGTGAAATTTCCAACTAAACCAGTGGACACCAAACCAAAAGCATCAATAACACTTTGCTTCTTTTCCCCAAATTTATCGCCAATGCCAGTAAGCATTCCAAGAGTTGCACCAATAATAGATTGATCAGCTGGAGTAGCGCCCAACCCGTACTTCGTTTGTGCTTCTGTAACAAGATCACCTAGATTTGTGCTAAATGCACCAATAACCTTGTTTGGCATTTTATCATTTATTGTTGTAACAAACGCTTCAAACATATTTCCAAACTCTATGCCATTAGCCAGAGCTGCATCCGTAGTAAGCGTCTGTAGTAAACCAATTTGAGTTTGATAATCCTCAATTGTGACAGGAGGGAACTTAGTAACTAAAGCTGCTGCTGCTTGGAAATCAGCAATAGACTTATCAAAGAAATCTGAAGCAGCAGTCTTCGCCTCGGCAATAGCAGCCTTAAGAGCATCAAGATTTTCTTTTGCCAACTCCTGACCACGCTTTGTCTCAATAGATTTCATGTCTTCACTAAACGATTTCTCGTCTGCACCCTGCTGAAGTTGCATCATTCTTGCATCATCAACCCGACCTTCATAGACAGCCAAGGCGTAATTTCTGCGGAACTGCTCATCAGTAAGAGCCTTTTCATCAATGCGCTTACGCTTCTCTGACTCATAAGCCATTGTCTTCGTAAGAGACTCTTGTGCTTTTTCTAATTTATCAAGTGTTTCAATCTGGACATCAAATACTTTTAGGGCAGCATCTTTTTGTTTCTTAAGAGCATCTTCTGCTTGTGACACATACTTATCTACAGCATTCTTCAATTCACCAGCAACATAATCTTGTAGAGTCTGTAGGACATCTACAATCTCTTTCTTCATCGCCTCGCCAAGATCACCCTTTGCAAAACCATCACCCATATTGTCAGCAATTGCTTCACCACCAGCCACAGCCTCATCCTTTGTACCATCGCCAATGCCCTTGACTGTTCCTTCTGATTTCTTAATACCTTTCTTGACTCCCTTATCAAGAAAATCACTAATAGATCCTGCGACAGAATCCACAGCCCCAAATGCGGCTCCCTTGCCAGCATCTACTAAACCATACAAGCCATCAATTACACCATCAATACCGTCACCAATAGAACTCAAAAATCCCATACCAGGAAGTTTTGATAACCAACCAAATGATTTAGCAACAGCTTTTGGTATAAGTGTAAGAAAACCAATAACTAATTTTACACCAAGAGAAATAAGACCAATCATGCCCTTAACTAAAAGAGCAAAAGCTTTTACACCAAATTTAGCAACTTGTGCAAGAACTGCAGTCAGATAACCAAAAGCGTCACCCCATTTACCTGTAAATACAGAAACAACAAACATTACAATATTTAGAATCATGTATAAGTAAGGCTGAACAACATTCATTACAAACTTCTGGAACACCACAGCGACAAATTTAACAGCTTTTGCAATTCCGCCGAATGCTGAAACAAGACCACCCACCGCTGTTTTTCCTTCTTTACCACCTTTACCAAACATTGCAAAAAGATCAAGGAACGGTCTTGCAATTTCTTTTAAAGCATTCTTCAATATGTTAAATGCAGCTTTCAACGCTGAAAAAGCGCCAGCACCTGATTTTTTAAATTGATCAAAATTCTTAACAACGACAGTAACTGCAATACCTATTACAGCAATTGCAATACCAATACCTGTTGAAATTAAAGCTAATCTCATTAGCTTCAACGCCATAGTGCCACCCTTAGTAGCACCCATAAATCCTCTCATTGCAGTAGTAGCGTTTTTAATTTTTCCAGCTTCTTTGCCAAATCCAGCATCAGCATTTGCTTTAGCTAAATCAGCTACAGCTTTTTTACCACCTTGCATAGATTTCGTATAAACACCACTAGGGCTGAGACTACTAACACCAGATTGAACTCTTTCCGCAACTCTCTGACCAAGTAAATTAGTTTTTACAATACGAGACCCAATTCCGCCTCTACCAATTTTATTAGCAGTCTCTTGAGATATATCCATACCTTTATAAGATCTCTGCAAAGTCATTTGACCAGCAGTGCCTTTTGGTGTATTCGTAATTGTTTGTTTTAAACTAGTAGTTATACCAGCTTTGTCATAAGCTGCTTGCTTAGCAGCCATTGCTGCTCTTTTCTCTGCAGTTTTAATTCCTTGTAGATGTTGAGTCTTAGATGTTGCTACAGATTGCCTATAAGATTTCATTTGCGCAGCATTCTCTATTCTTATATCAGCCATCTTTTGCGCATGCAAAGCAACTTCGTCAGCCTGCTGTTGAGCAAAAAGGGTCGCCTGATTTGCTTTCATTTCAGCAAAAATTTTCTTTCTTAACCCCTGGCTTTCAAGCGGTCCAGCTGGGACACCAACTTGAGGGACAGCTTTTTGTAAACTAAGATCATAGACTCTTTTTGCAGAAGGAGACAAAGTAGCAACCTTGCTTTTATCACGCATAGCAGCAATTGCATCTTCAATAGTATTATTATAAAACCCTAACTGCTTAGCAACTTTCCTTCTTTCATCATCTATTAATTGCGAAGTAACTGAGTTAAATGAAATTTGAGGTGGAGGAGTTAACTGTCTTACTGGCTCTAAATTACTTAAAGCCGATCTAAGAGATGGAGGTCTTTCAATTGCACTTCGCCCTAAAGCAAACTTTTGCCTTGCTGCTGCGGCACCAGTTAGCGCTCCTGCCTCTGGAATAACTGCTTCAGTTATCCCCGCACCCACCAAAGACATTTGTGACCTACCACCAATCCTTTGAGTAGCTGTATTTCTTAAAGATTGATACAGTCTATCTATTTTTTGACGAGTAACTTCAGCAGTAGAACCAAAAGCTACCAATCCACCTTCGGCAGTTCTTATTTGAGGAAGCATTTTTGCAAATGTTCTACCTAGAACTCCCATAGATGCTTGGAAGGTACCTATTGTAATAACAATTGGACCCAGCACTGCAAGAAATGTAAGCACAATAGCAACAACTTTAGCAATACTGTCTCTAGTCGCTTGAGTTAAACCTTCCCAATACTCTTGAAATTGCTCAAGCTTTGCCGACAAAAATTTTATTGCAGGAGCAACTGCTCTTAGTATTTCAGCAGCAAAAAGTTTAAAGTTGTTCTTTATCTTCTGAACAGAAACAGATAAAGACTTTAGGGATATATCTAATTCATTATTAGCTATTTCAGTAGCTGTTATCGGACCAGCCAATTCAATAAGCATCGCTCTTCCAGCTTCTGACGCAACTCCAGCAAAAGTATCTTTTCCTTCTGCACGATCTTTTCTAACTTGTACTGCAACGGCTTTTCGCGCTGCTTTTGCCGATTCAATATCTGTAGTAGACAACGCACCACCTGCCCCTTTACCCTTGTAACCATCAACAGTTGCGCCAGCAGTTCCAGCAGCAACCCGAGCAAGAATTCCAATGTCCCTGAAATTTTCAATAGTAGCTTTTAGAGTTGTATTATTAAATGAATTAAATTTAACAATCGCTTCTTCTGCTATGTTTGCAAGTGAATTTTCTGCAGAGCCAGTTGTTTTTAATTGCTTATCAAACAATGCCAATTGCTCAATGGCAATAAACATTCTTGGTCCCTGTCTTTTCTCAAACAATTGTGACATCAACTTCAAAGCGCCTTCTGTTCCTGCGGCGGAATCTTTAATTTGACTAAACACATCAACAATAGCTTGCAAACCAACTAGCCCAGTTTTTGTGGTTGAATTAAATGCCTGAGTTGCCTCAGTGTTGACTCCGTACTGCGCTGCTAACTCAGCCATGAATTTTGTATTCTTTATAGTTGGAAGAATTAATCTCTGTAATGATGTTTTAATTGAAGTTGCTGAAGCTCCAACATCCAAGCCTGCAGCCTTCATAGGAGCAAGCATCGCTGCAGCTTCTGTCATGGAAAGACCAAAAGCTGTTGCCATTGACCCAACTTCTGGAAGAGAATCAGCGAGGTCTTGGAGAGTCAGTGCAGTGACGTTTTCAATAGCGTTAAATATAGCAAGCTGAGTTTGTGCTGCTTTAATCGCCATTGTCTCTCGTTCACGAGCATCTGTAACTAATCTGAATGCACCGTTTGCCTCATAAGCCCTCTTCGCATTAAAGAAAAGAGCTTGTGATAAATCTTTTGCTGCACCAATGTCCATTCCACCAAGTTTTTCAATACTTGTTGTTAATGTTGTAAGCAATACAATATTCTCTTGTTGAACAATTCCAAGCTCTGCAAAATCTGATGCTAGACCAACAACAATATCTTTTGAAACACCAAATCTGGAGCTAACACCCGTCAGCTGCGAGTCTAACGCCTTGAACGCAGATACCATCTGTTTCATCATTGCTGCCTGTGTCGCAGTTGGCATTTTCCCTTCCATCACACCAACTTTCACAGCGGCTTGCTCAGCACTCATTGCAACGCTGTCAAATACTTTTGATAACCTAGTAGCTTCTTTATCTACTGCCAACAACGACTGGAAACCCAACCTACCGAACAGCATGATAGGAGCTGTCAAGTTAATCATTAAGCTTCTACCAACAAATTGGGCATCCTTACCCATTTTTTGCATCTTCAACGAAACGCTAGCAACATCTGAACCAAACGCTCTAACCCTCGCACCACGCATGGAAGCGCTCATGGCTTGCAACTGCGTTTTGGTTGATGCTAGTTCTCTACCTAAAGCAGTAGTTGGACCACCAGCTGTTCTGATTGCCCCTGTATAAGCAATAATATCAGCTTTAAGTCTTTTAGATTCTTCGCCAAGAA